GCTATTGCCGCAAACAAACAACTAATGCAGGACATTGATGAGCGAGCGGCTGCTATGGTGGAACAAATTCAAGCAAATATTGCTAGACAACAACAAACCGATGCACTACGACAAGCAAATGCAGCTAATGCAATGGAAATTGATGACACATCAATATCAAATGCATCAATATCAAATGCACCAATATCAAATGCACCAATATCAAATGCACCAATAGAGAGAAAAAATGTTAAATTAACGAGATTAGCGAGTGAAGCTGAATTACCGACTAAAGAAGAATTAAATAACAATAACAATGCCTTCGGTTTTAGAAGCCTACTCGATAACCCCTCATCCAATTTTAAAAACCCACCCGGTGGCAAACCCCACAAAAAAATTAACAAAAAGACTCACAAGAAACCCCACAAAAAAATCAACAAAAAATCACGCAAACAAAGACGCTCCCGAAAACATTAATACATCTAACCATGCATCAATATATAACACTTCAAGCACGCCTCGACATCCACCATGGCATCATGTAATCCATCAGGAACAAAGCCAAACAAATGTGCATGCAATTCTGACAAGCGAGGCCATTTGTTGTATTCATAGGGTTCGCCTTTTTTGTTTTTACCCGTGGTTTTAATCGCACATAATTCGATACTGTTCATCATGGTACAGTATCGACGAATATTTATCGCTTTTTCAAATCCCAGATTCATCAATTTCCGTAATTCCGCCGGCGCATGATGGCGCTCCAACTCGACTTGAATCATTTTCGTATCAAACTCGATATTGTGCGCCACAACGCATCCACACATCACATAGTCGGCATACATGGTCCATAAGGCATCCAGTATAGGCACTCCACCATTGCATTTTTCGCGAGTAATCCCCGTCATATTCGTGATTTCTGGTGTAATAGTGATTTGTTCGCTGACGCGCACATAAGTATTGTATTTTTTTACGATTTTTGCGCCATCATAGACTAAATAACTGAGCTGCAATATATGGGGGCATTCGGCCAGATTGCTGATTTGTCGCGGTAAGAGACCCGTAGTCTCCACGTCAAATACGAGGATGTTTGTTGTCATTGTTTTTTTGTTTACTTGCCAGAAATGGTCGAATTCCGAAATCAATTTTATCCAGAAAACATCTAAATATAAGACCACATGTTTAGTCAGATGACCAACCTACTCTATGTGACGGCGTATTTGTATGATTCCGCAAATCGGCCTCTGGAGCATCCCGAATTCTCCGTGGAGCATTTGCATACGCTTTCTCGCCAACTCTCGCCGTCCCACCTTTTAATATTTGTGCTCAAATCGGGCGAATCCGCGATTCGCGAACTACTGGCGCCCTATTCTAACGTGACCATTGTCCCCGTAACCCTCGATGAGTTATGGACATGGAGAACCCTCGGTAACACCAGCTATGAATTACCCATGCATCGCAACCTGCAAAAAGACACGCGCGACCACCTATGGCGCACCCATGCCTGCGTCGAACTGGCCTATCGAGCCACTGAATTATTTACGGATAGCACCCACATTTGCTGGCTGAATTTCACCGTCCCCTACTTGTTCAGTGAACCCGACGAAACTTTCGCCCAATTACGCGCTTTCGCCCAGTGGCAGCTCTCACCAAAAATGCTGGCCATGCCGGGATGCCTATCGAGTGGTCCATCCAACCATCAAACGTTGACCGAGCAAATCTGCTGGCGATTCTGTGGCGCCGTCTTTTGGGGCGATGCCCAATCCATCAAAGAATTCTATAACACTTATTGTCGCGAATTGCCCCCCTTTTTGGAGGCCCACCAGGTTCTCCCATGGGATGTCAATTTCTGGGCGTACTTAGAGACCACCACGACTACGTTAGCGGGTGCCTGGTATGCCGGGAATCATGACGATTCCATTGTTGTCGGGCTTCCGCATAAATACTATACACAATGCTTAGCGGACACTCAGTCGTTTTGCAAAACAACCTACGAATATCCGGTGATTGCGGACATGCGTCCTACTTCGGCTGCGTTTTTGCAGTTACATGACGGGCGTCGTATCTTGAATACTCGCTATGTGAATTACTGGCTCTATGCAGACGGGTCCTATCGGTATCCCAGCCATGAACATGTCATTGAGAACGCAAATATGCTTTGTGACATAGACGATACATTGATGCCATCGGATTTTCGACAGATGAAGGAGAACACGGGTTTGACCGAAACTGTAGGGGCATATTCGCGCGGTCTAGAAGACATTCGTCTCTATAAATATGATGGCAAAATCAAGTGCATCGCCACGAATGTGAATTATGTGAACAGTGGCCGGAATCGTATGGTTTTAGGCAATTATTGCTTGGTGACGGGTGAAATCACGGATGGTCGTCTATTACACCCTCCGCAAGAGACCTGGTGCGAAAAGAACTGGATTCCGGTGGACTATCGGGGACAAGAGGCGTTTATTTATCAATGGTGGCCGATGCACATTGGGGTCTTGGATGAGAAGGACCATTTGACCATTGTGCGAGAACATAAGTTGATGAATCCATTGTTTAAGAGGGTTCGCGGGTCAACCCTGTTTTTGCCTCAAACGAGTGGGTCACTGATTGGCGTGGTGCATTTTAGCGAAGAAGGTTCTCCGCGCAAGTATTTTCATATGCTGGTGGAATTAGACGACGAATCCTTGATGCCTCTCCGGTTTTCGCAACCTTTTTGTTTCGAAAGTTTAGGCGTCGAATTTTGCATTGGGTTTACACACACAGAGGACGCCTATTTATTTTGGATATCGCGCATGGACCGTGACCCGTGTATGATAAGCGTGTATAAAGAGGAACTTATTTTGTCTACCTATTGTATAAGAGAATAATATGATGAATCGATTACTAGGTAGAACAAATAAGGGTCCGGAAGCATATAATGGTGATGGCACGATGCCACTGCTTGCTCCAGAGAATAAAATAGTTGTAAGTTTCGACGCATTAGGTGAAAAATATAATGGCAAATATAGAATCACTGCTGAAAAGGGTGGTAAAACCGCCGAATATGTGGTGGACCCGAATGCTCCATCTGTAAACAAGGCAGTTGTTGAGGCCATTGTCAGTAAGCTAAATGGTGGGGAGGAAAAAGTAGCTGGACCACCTGAACCACCTGGACCACCCACTGAACCAACCCCAGAATTACAAGCACTCAATGCTGCGGTAGATGAATTAATTGCGGGCATTACTGATTCTGGAAAAATCAATACCGCTACTGATAAAATTACCACTGCTACTGGAGCAATCACAGTTGCTGATAAAGACGCAGCCATATCAAAGGTAACAGAAGCCATTGCTGCAGTAGATAAAGCATTAACGCCAGTAACTGGTGCGGCTCCTGCATCAGAGTCATTAATACCAGTCCTAGAAAATGCAAAAAAAGCCTTACTAGCCGCGAACGAAACTTTGAATAAACTTGTGGAACTTGCACCACCAGCACCAGCCGGCGGTTACAATTCCGCGAAATCAGCGGTGCCTAAAAGAATCACCCGTATGCGCAGAACCAGACGCTCCACTAAACTCGCCGGCACCCGAAGACGCAGACGTCTAACACGCTAAATCATAATTATTTTCGAATAATCATTATTTTTATACCGTCGGGAAAAATTCCCAGTCTAAATCCATACACACCTTCTTCCATATCATGTCTTGCTCGAGCTGTTTCTCGCGGTCTTTCATCATAGGGATATAGGGCAAATATTGCACTTGGTCTAACAGCACACACAACTGATACAGCGTATACGTATAATTGAAAAAATTCGTGCGATTTGGTGGACAATGCACCGCCCAGGGTTTCTGAATCTCGATAAACAATACGCATAAAGTCTCGTGGAGTTCTTCATTCATGATGGGCGGTTTGATACCGAATTGCGAATTGATGTATTGTATGTGCTCGAAATATTTATTGAGCCCGAGCTTGCGCAAAATATCGCGCATCTTGTCGTAATTGATGAGTGACATGTCGGTAATACGCTCCTTTTTGATACGCGCGCGAATGGCTTCGATGACTTCGTCGGGAATCTGGGTGGTTTCTTTCGCCTGGAATTGCGACAAAATCTCTTTGAAATGGTTTAGGCGAATATAGGCCGTGTAGGATACTTCACTAGGGGGCTCTTTGCTGGATGGTTTTGAACTATCGACAATATAGGTAATAAAACGGCCGCATTTTTGATTGTTGCAAATCAAAATACCTTCTTCGTCCTGGGGGATTAATTCGCCCGCATGGCAGTTCTCGCAAATGTCGGAAGGGACGACGAAATCCTGTATATTGAGGACGGTGTTGTTGATGTTTTTCCAATAATTGTGGTAAGTGTTTTTCGATTGGGAATATTTAGCGCTTTTCGGATTGGCCGAATCGGCACTGGTCGATTTGATTTTGAAGAAACTGTTGAGAACATTTGTGTTCTGGTTGTTGTTTCCGGAAGAGACTTGCTTTTTTTGCTCGAAATAGTCGAAAATGTGTTTTGAGTTCTCGAGCAAGTATTGTTTTTTGCGGGATTTGAGGTCGCGAATTTGCATGGATAAAGCGTCGATTTTGTCCTTGAGGTCCATATAGACGTCAATCTGGTTTTCTGCGAGGCCGCGGACTTGTTCTTTGAGACGATTTTTTTCGGCAATGAGGAGTGGAATGGTTTCGGTCTCGGCCTGATGAAACTGATTTAACATTTCACTATGTTTTTCATCAATGGTGGTCTGTTTATGCATATGTATATACACACATAAAAGGCGTGTTTTTATGTAGATTTTAGGCGAAATTGATTAGGATATTATGCGTTTCTTTGTTTTGTTTTTGCCATGCGCTTTTTTTGTTTGCTTTTTTTTAACAATTTGAACTCGATGTTTTGTTCCCTTTTTATTTTTTCGACTACCTCCTCTGCGACGTTTAAGGGGATTTAAATAATTTACAATTGAGCTTGCTGCATTTGTAATTTTATCTATTTTTTCTTTGACGTTAGCAACCGATAGTTTTTTTCGAGTCGGAGATGTAAAAACATCTGATGTTGTTATATCGTCACTTTTAATAGGAACGATTGCTTCTGAAATAAATCCAAACATTGTTAATATTGTCTTACCAATTACTGAGTTATCTTTTTCCAATATTGTTTTTATGTTTCTATTGTATTTATTCATTATTTGTTTTGATTTATCTAATACAAATGGCGCTGAATTACCATATTTCTCTTTCATCGATAATGATAAATCCGTTATTTTTGCATAAAACTTTTTTTTAATGGCAAGAATTTTATCATAATATGAATTTGCATCTGTATCTTGAGTGATTTGTAACGCATTGATAAGATCTATGGAATCATGTATATTTTTATTTTGTTTGAATATAGTTTGTAACCATGTTACTGGTCTGAATGAAGCCGTTGAACTCCTAGATTGTCTAGCATTAGCGACAATTGCTGCCCCAGTTATTATTTCATATGCATTTACGTCTATTACTTTTTGCAATTCACTAATTTGAGAATTGATTGTTTGTTTTATATCAGCTTGAATCTCTGGATATTTGTATATATAATACACATTGTCGTGATATTGTTTTAATATTGTCAATAATGATTTGATAGTGTTAATGTTTGTAGAATCGATTATTGATAATAAGTTAGTTAATTGTGGTACTAAAATGGTTACGTTAGGTTGAATGATTGTTGTAAAAATCGTGGTATTGTCTAAGGTATCGACATATTGATCACTTATTTTTTCTTTTAATATATCATTTACTTGATTTATATCATTATATATGTCAGCTATCGAAGAAATTCGATTAATCGGTGAGAGAGACGACTTTGGAAGAGAATCTAAAAATACGAGAATTTCCGCTAGTTTATTTTTGGCACTAATAACCGGGTCTTTTTGAGGTAACAACACTCCTAAAAAATGTACTCTATCACACGATTCTTCACTTTCTTCCTCTACTTCCATTGATGACGAACTACTTGCTGCGTAATATCTAGCTACTGTTGGAATATTTTTAGCAATAGAATAAATATATGCTAATCGATCACCCGACAAATACAATGTATTTAGTTTTAATATTTCGTTGAAAAATTCCGTTGTCATCGCACTTCCATGGTCGCCGGTTGATTTAAATCGGGTTAAGAGAATATATAGATATTGTTTTGTATTTATTGGATCCATTGTAGTTATTAGCATTTTGTATACCACAATAATAATTTCTTTTAAATTTGCATATTCAGCCGACTGTTTTACGGGTATAATATAATCATCGCCAGTTTCTATAAAATACAAACCATATGACAACACTTGTACACTAAACCCACCTAATGGAATTGGTATATATGTTGTTGTTAGTCCGTCTTGTGTTATAGATACTGCTGGATAAAATTCTGAAGAAACGGATTCTGTGGTTCGAATGTCAGTTGCAGACGCGATTCGCAACTTGAACGTAATTTTTGGTATGCAATATAAATTTAATAAATTGTTATATACGTAATCATACATGGATATAGACTTATCTCCAACTGTCGTTCGTGAATCATAAATATAATGCATTTTACCATTGACCATTACTTCATTTTCATACACTAAAGAAAGCTTATATTTCGAATTATTTCCATCAGCTAGTTCTTTAAATGTTATCTTCCCTGCGCCAGCCGGGTCCCATAAATTACAAAGCGATTTCACCAATGTAATCTTATCTTGCCATTGCGATTCTGTTTGTATACTCATACAGGCATCTAATATACAATATTCATATCCATCATTCCGTAGTTTCTCGAAAAAAGGATTCATTTGATTTGGCGGATTTTTTTCGAAAAACTGTATTTTTTTAGTTTCCCAAGTTGACGGAAATGATTCCGAAAAATAATAATACATATTATCAACGTCTCCGCAAATATTTCCTAATAAAAAATCGTCTTTCACAATGTCTTCGAAATTTGTAGGATTATTACTATAGTAATTATACAGTTTGTCGACTTGAGAAATTTGACCAAAATTAGAATAATTTTTGTTTAAGAATTGTTCGGCTATTTTCAAAAAATCAGATGCCCTGTTTTTTGTTTTTGAAAATTGTGGAAATATACCATTGCGCGACTTTCCAAAATCATGCAGCGAATCTGGTATACCATAATTTAAACACCATAGTAGCATAGTTACACAATCCAAATTTAATTCACCACCTATTTTTTTTCGTTTTTCTTCATGATTGTCTGTCATTTCTTCATGATAGTCTGTCATTTCTTCATGATTGTCTGTGATTTCTTCATGATTGTCTGTCATTTCTTCATGATTGTCTGTCATTTCTTCAAGTAAATGTTGACGAATACTTAAAATTATTTCATAATAATAATCATATATAATATTCTCAAGTTCTCTTGTAAACATATCACAATTGAAAATATTCTTGGATTTTATTTGATGATTTAATTTAAAATCTAAATCACCCATTTTAGTGCCTCGTGGATATGTGGGAGGCATTTGAAGTTGTAAAGGCGGTCGCGTGGATATGGTTTGTGTTTGACTAAAAGGTAATTGAGAAAGAAGATAATTAGTGGGAAATACCGTCGTCATATAGTTATATATTGATTACATAATAATATACACACCCCAAAGCGTAAAACTCGTAAAAATCAATTATCCACTCAGTATAAACGCTATGGAAAAAGAACATCAAAAAATGGTTTTCATCATGAACGCTCTAAATGATGGGTGGTCCGTGAAAAAAAACCAGGACAAATATATTTTCACTAAAAAACACGAAAACAAAGTCGAAATATTCCAGGAAGATTATTTAGCCACTTTTATTGTCAATCACATGTGTTTACAAAAATAACGCCATCTTGCAAAATAACATGTAGACAAAGACTATCTGTTATTTAGACCTAATTACTTTCCCGTAGAACCGAAGCCTCCTTCGCCCCTCTTTGTCTCCTCGTGGCTTTCCACAACATCCACATCGCTAAATCTTTCAATACGGGTCAAAATCATTTGCGCGATTCGGTCACCCGCCTTCACCGAATACGTGGCATCAAGCGAATTGTTGATAAAACAGACGAAAATCTCGCCTCGATAATCGTAATCGACGACCCCCGCCCCCACATCAATATTGTTCTTGACGGACAGACCCGAACGTGGGGCAATCCTCAAATAATAGTTTTGCGCATTTTCGCAATTACCGCTAATCCAGGAAACCGAGATTCCGGTGCCGACTAAGCGCCTCGATTGTGGAGGGACATCAATTGATACATTTGCCATCAGGTCCATACCCGCGGCGTAGTCGGAACCGTATCTGGGAAGTTGCGCATTTTCGGTGAGTTTTTTGACGAGGAGCTTCATCGTATTAGTAGAAGATGATGGAGATATAGGTTTATGTTGTTTTTGCGAAAAAACATAAACGAAATGCAGAGATTATTCACATTTTAGTATGATTTTTGATATACACATAAATATCATTTATCACTGTAAAAATATTGAAATTTTTGTCATGAGGCGAATATCGTATAAATGTGCAATTGATTTTATCACAAATATATTGTTGTCGTTCCGCATCGCTGGATTTATTGATAGTATAATTATGATGAAATTCGTCGCATTCAATTGCTAAATTGTAGTCTGGAAAATACAAATCGATTCTG